TCGATGTCTTTGTAGAGACTGGCTCGCTCTCTACTTTGGGCTCTTCTAATTTGTACGGAGCGATCGGCTCCGCTGGCTTCGGTTGTTCTTGCGAGGGTTTGATCAACCTGAGCATCGAGTTGAGTAATTGCTTTACGAGCTGCATTTACATTCTCCTTTTGTGTATTAATTTTCTCATCAATGAGATTTAGTTTTGAGACAACATCACCTGTCGGAACTGCTTGATCGAGGTGGGCTTTTGATAAGTATCCGAAGATACCCATGCTGGTCAACATCATTAGGATTACTAATGCTGCTGTAAAATATGTCTTCATTAATACTGGAATGTCTTTCCAGTTTCTATAGAGCCAAGATGCTACTACTAACTTCGCACCCTCAAGTGCGCCACCCATTATCATAATTGATGTGGCTGATGCAGCAAAAATTGCTACTAGACCTGCGACCGCATAAAATGCTGCGATAGCAGATAAAAGTAATGCTGTTGCGAGTAGTAGATATGTCATAATTTGTTTTTAATGTGAGAGCCATGAACTCTTACGGAGATTTGTCCGTTATAAAAGTCGTCTGTCTCTAACACCTTTCTAGTAAATTGTTCTCTGGCTTCTATGTATGAACACTCAGCCTTCGAGTTGCAATAGTATAGAATCTCACGCTTAAAGTTATCTTTGCCGAGCGCTTCTATGTCTTCGTTCAGTTCTATACTTGAACCATAGTAAGTCTTCCAATCAGAATCAATTTTAGACTTGATTTTTTTCTTTTTCTTTGTTCCGTTTTTCAACGTAACAGTTTTATAACTTGTTTTCGAAAACTTTGATAATTTCTTACCAATGTACTGCCGACCAGTAATTAGGTTTGTGATGATATACACAAACCCAACACAGGTTTCAGGTAATTCTTCGACGATTTCATTATTAAAAGTCCACATAGTGAACTATTTATATTACTCTTCATCATCTTCTTCTTCATCTTCTTCATAGATGTCTGATCCACAGAAAGGACAAAATACTACGTCCCTTGTTCTGTAATCATCACTCTCTTTGAAAGATATTTTTCCATGAGCACCACATGTATCGCAATCGAAATGTTTAACTGCCATTTTTTACTTTTGCCAAGTTTAAATTAGTAAATAGAGTTAACCACATCCAACCAATATCAAACTCGAACCACCTACTACTTAACTTAGGATTTGCTGGTTCTAAGTGATGATTATTATGTAGTTCTTCTCCACCAATAATAATTCCAAGAGGAAATATGTTTTTACTATTGTCTCTTGTTTCGCCGTTACGATATCCCCAAAAATGCCCAATTCCGTTGACAACACCTGCTGCCCAGAACGGAATCCATATCATTTGAATACCCCAAATCAATAAACCTATCCATGAAAAACAAAGTAAATTTACGATTAATAACAAAGTAATCCCTAGACGAGAATGTTTAGTGTATACATTTTTCTCCATCCAATCATCTGGGGTTCCCACTCCATATTTACTAACAAGATCTTTATCTTTGCTTGCGTCGTGGTAAAGAAACGCACCACCAAACAACACACGCTTTAAGCCATAGAACATTGGACTGTGCGGATCTTCTTTTGTTTCTGTTGTTTGATGGTGTTTACGATGAATAGCCACCCATTGTTTAGTGACCATGCCAGTTGTAAACCACAACCAAAAACGCATAAAGTGTGACAGGATAGGATTAAACTCAATCCCTCTGTGTGTTTGTCCTCTATGTAAATAAAGGGTTACGCAAACAATAGTAATGTGTGTCATTACTAGTACATAAATTAACTCAATCATTATGCTGCTTTACCCCATACTTCTGACCAATCGCCTTTGAGTGCACCTTTGGCATAATCAGTAACACGATTTTCAAAGAAGTTACCATGTGTCGGTGCATTAATCATTTCCTCTACCCACGGTAAAGGATTTTTCTTAACCTTATATATTCCCTTCAATCCAAGAGAAATTAAACGTCTATCAGCAATGTATCTGATATATTTCTTGACATCTTCTGGTGTAAGATCTGGCATGTCACCCATGCTAAAACTTAGATCGATAAACTTGTCTTCAAGTTCAACCATCTTTTCAGCGATAGTATAAATCTTTGCTTTAAGTTCATCATTCCATATTTCTTTGTTCTCTTCAATATATGTGCGGAACAATTTAATCATATTCTCAGCATGCATTGTTTCATCAACGATTGACCAAGTAACGATTTGTCCCATACCTTTCATCATACCATGACGAGGAAAGTTCAACAACATAATGAAAGATGAGAACAACTGCATTCCTTCAGTGAAAGCACTGAACACGGCGATATGGGTGGCAGTTGATTGTTTATCTCCGTTCTTCGAACTCAAGTCAAGAACGTAGTCATGTTTATCTTTCATCTCTTGATATTCTAAGAAGTCATTATAAGTTGTATCTGGTAGACCGATAGTTTCAATCAGATGACTATATGCTGCAATGTGTAATGCTTCACGAGCAGCAAATCCCATAAGCATCATACGAATTTCTGGTTGTGGAAAATATGGTAGATAATTTTTTACGTAACCACCAGCAACGTCAATGTCGCCTTGTGTGAAGAAACGAAAAATGTTTGTTAGGAAATGCTTTTGTGGTGGTGTTAGTTTTTTCTTCCAGTCTTTCACATCTTCCGACATTGGCACTTCTGTATGTAACCAGTGCGCTTGCTCATGTTTTAGCCATGCCTCATATGCCCAAGGATAATGAAATGGTTTGAACGCATCTCGTGTATCTGTAAGTTTATGGTCTACTTTTTTGATCATCTTTGTTCCTTAGAAATATAATTTGTAGTTATTTTGTTTTTTATCATGATATATGTGACCTTGAAATGTTATTCGAGCTTCATCTTTTTTTAGTTGAAATGAACCAATTCTATGGTTTAAGTTTCCATTCCACATATGGAAACAATTTTTTCTATAATTTAAAGTGTGAGTTTCGCTCGAGTTTAAAATTTTGTAGTCTAAGTGTGCGGTGTCTTCTGGAGTTTCAACAAGTATCACAAAAGAAAAGATGCTGTTAGTATCTACGTTTTCTGCATAGAGGCAGACAGTAGAATCATTATGCCAGTCGAAGTCTCTTCTTTCCTGTTCATTACCGATAAAGATATGAAATCCAGGTATGGGTAGTTCATCATGTAGTATTACATCAGGGGTATTATATAGTGTTTTGAAATGTTCAATAACCTTATCATAGAGCCAATCGAATTCAGTTTTTAATATTTCTTGAATATTTTTATCGATAGCTGTTAACTTACCATCCATAACATAGATACCCTCACCAAGAAAATTTAAATTTTCCATTACCTTTTCGGCATGCGAAATAACTTCTTGGGGATATCTAGAACGAACTTCTTCACTGTTCGCTGGCAAGTTAGATACGTGTTTCCAGTATGGTTTAAGTTTATAAACTGTATCTCTCATTCTCTTTGACTCTTCATCAGTCAAAAAGTTTTCATCACTACGAATATCCATTACCAATATACCATGCTAGAATTGTTTGTAAAATGTATGTGCCCCTGAATAGTAATTCTACTCTCATTTGCCTGCATGTCAAATTGTTTCATTCGATGTATATAACTACCATCCCAAATGTATAAGGTGCCAACATCGTACTCAATGTATTCAGATTGAACCGAGTCCAATCTTTCCCAATATTTTGTATCTCTATACTCTAAACCAGCAGGATCTTTTGGTGTTTCTATGCAACAAAGAAAAGAGTGTATATTGTTTTCGTTCACTGTTGGATCAAACATCTTTAATGTTGTATCTATGTGCCACTGAAAAGGAAATGCAGTTTGTTCACCATTAAAGATATGGAAACCAGGAACAGCAAACTGTTCTGAGTAGGTAGGGTTTGTGTAATGGTGAGAGAGTGCTGCTAGTAACTTAGCATACATGTCTGGCAAATTATCTTTGAGACGCTTTTGTATATTACGATTAATCTGATCTAAAGTATCAATAACATATAATGCATCACCCAAGAAGTATTGATTCTCGGCAGACTTTATCAAACTCATATCAATATTTTTTCTATGGATAGATGCTTCATCGGCAATAGGAAATGTTGATATGTGTCTCCAGTCATCTTTCATACTGTGAACAGTTTCTTTTATGCGAAGCACTTCATCGCTGTTAAGAAAGTTTTCAATTTTTCTGAAATACATTAGATAGCCGAAATTAAAAATGTAATTGCTTTTTCTAGTTTTGCCTTTGCTTCCATAGAAGCAGCATTAGACATAACTTCATCAGTACGCACTAGATCTTTCATAAGTTCATCGTACTCACTTTTATCCATCTCACCATTTTTAAATTGTTCAGTAAATTGAAGAGCAAGTTCAGCTTTCTTTTTTATCCAATCATTATCTGATGCTAGTAGTTTGTTCAATTCATCTTTATATGCATACATATTAGTTCCTTGTTTGTAATGCTCGACCAATTGCGTCAGCTTGAGTTGTTAAGATAACCACCTTACCGTTACAGAATGCTTTACTCATCTTACCAGACTTCGCTCTAGTATATAAATCATCAAGTGTTTCATTAAAAGGGCGAATGAGTTCTAGTACGTCTTTATTCTTGCGGGACTCTGAATACATCCAAGTCC